CGTGAACGAGTTATCACGTAAGATCGACATTGATCCTAATCCGGTAATGACACGCAAGACATTCATTGAGGCAGTAGTGATGAACCTCCTCATATACGGCAAGGGCAACTCAATAGTCCAAGTAAACACACATAACGGACTGATTGGAAGTCTCTACCCCGTACCGAGCGCAGAAGTATCGCTCACAGCGTTACCGAATGGTAGAGACTACACGGTTAATATTGATGGCAAGACTTATATGTCGGATGATGTCCTACATTTCAGGATTAACCCCGATAGACAGTACCCTTGGAAGGGCAGAGGGCTTGAGGTTATCCTCAAGGATTTAGTTGGAAACTTAAAGCAGGCATCCGCTACAGAGAAGGCATTCTTTTCAAGTAAGTGGAAACCTTCATTAATCGTCAAGGTTGATGCAATGGCGGAAGAGTTTGCAAGCAAGACCGGGCGAAGCAAATTGCTTGATGAGTATGTGGAAACGTCTGAAGCCGGGCAGCCGTGGGTTATCCCGGCAGACGCTATAAGTGTTGAGCAGGTCAAACCTCTAACGCTCGCCGACCTTGCTCTTGCTGATAATGTCCAGCTCGACAAGAAAGCGGTTGCGGCAATAATGGGAGTTCCTGCGTTCCTCCTTGGAGTCGGGGAATATAACAAGCAGGAATGGAACTCATTCGTAAATACAACAATTAAATCAATCACAATGGGCATACAGCAGGAAATGACAAAGAAGCTGATACTTAGTCCGAATTGGTATATACGTTTCAATATTTTGTCGCTCCTTGATTGGGATATTCAGACAATATCATCAGTATTCTGTGCTTTAGCCGATAGAGGTTTCGTCACAGGTAACGAAGTGAGAGACAAGATGGGCATGAGTCCAAGAGAAGGGCTTAACGAACTGAAGATTCTTGAAAACTATTTACCTTATGACATGAGCGGCTTGCAGAAGAAACTTGTTCAGCCGGACGAGTAAGGAGGGAACATAAATGAGCAGAGAACAGAGACAGCTGAGAACAGCTACAACCGAGTTCAAGACTCGGGCAGAAAAGAGAGAAGACGGCGAAGACCTTTATATCGAGGGTTATTTTGCTGTATTCAATAGCAACTACGACTTAGGCATGGGTATGAGCGAGTCAATCGCTCCGGGAGCATTCACCAATACACTCGCCGATGACATTAGGGCACTTGTAAATCATAACACCACTCTCGTACTTGGCAGAACTTCAGCACACACCTTTGAAGTACGCCAGGATGAGCACGGCTTATGGGGAAAGGTCAAGATCAATCCGAACGATCAGGACGCAATGAACCTGTATGCCAGAGTTCAGAGAGGTGATGTATCGCAGTGCTCGATAGGATTCGACATCCTTGACGAGGAAACCGAGTACCGAGGCGAGGAAGTGCATTGGACGATACGAGAAATCAAACTATATGAGTGTTCTGCGTGTACGTTTCCTGCCTATGAAGAGACCGCAATCAACGCAAGAACTAAGGATCTTGAGGAGATAAAGAAGCGTGCTCTTGAAGCGTGGAAAGAAAAGACAAAAAACAGACTGAAAGGAGACTCAAACGATGGCACTCAGAGCATTAATTGCTAAGAAGAACCTTCAGGAGAAGACCAAACAGCTTGAGGAAGTCAGAGCGAAGCTTAAAGAACTCGAAAAAAGAGAAGCAGAGCTTGAGACTGCAATAAACGAAGCTGAGACCGATGAGGATAAAGCAGTAGTTGAGGAAGCAGTAGCGGCTTTCGAGAGCGACAAGGCTGAAGCTGAAAAGGCAGAAGCAGACCTCAAGAGAGAGGTTGAAGAGCTCGAAAATGAGCTTAAAGAAACAAGTACAGAAACGGCAGATCCGGAGACAAGATCGGCAGAGCCGGTTAAGGAAGTAAGGAAAAAGGAGAACATCATCATGCAGAAGAGATTCAAAGACATGACTCACGAAGAGAGAGCCGCATTCGTACAGACTGATGAGATGCAGGCGTTCCTCGGCGAAGTCAGAACAGCGATCAAAGAAAAGAGAAGCATTTCAAACGCAGGCTACCTTGTGCCACAGGTTATGCTTGGACTCATCAAAGAGAACATCACAGACTATTCAAAGCTTTATAACAGAGTTGACCTTCGCCAGATCGGCGGCACAGGCAGAATCGTGATCGAGGGTACAATTCCTGAGGCGGTATGGACAGAGGCTTGTGCTAACCTTAACGAGCTTGATCTTAGCTTCAGCAAGGTTGAGGTTGATGGCTATAAGGTAGGCGGATACTTCAAGATTTGCAACGCAACACTTGAGGATTCAGACGTAGACCTCGCCGCAGAGCTTATCTCAGCACTTGGACAGGCTATCGGTCTTGCACTTGATAAGGCTATCATCTTCGGTACAGGTACAAAGATGCCAACAGGCATCATCCCAACACTTAAAGCAGTAGCTGATACACCAAACGTATTCAGCCATGCAAATACAGTAAAAGACATCGCACTTGTAAGAGCGCTCATTGACGATATGGCTAGCGCTAAGAATAACTATTCACGTGGCGTTAAGACATGGGTTATGAATGAGAAGACATATTCATATCTCCTCGGTCAGCTCGTAGCAGTAGATCAGAGTGGCGCATATGTGTCAGTAATTAATGGAACTATGCCTGTAATCGGCGGCGATATCGTAGTCCTCAACTTCATGCCGGACTATGTAATCTGCGCAGGTTACATGGATCTCTACCTCCTTGCAGAGAGAGCAGGAACAACCATCGGAACATCAGAGCACGCATTCTGGACTGCTGATATGACAGGATTCAAGGGAACTGCAAGATACGATGGTAAGGTGCTTGATTCAAACGCATTCGTTGCAATCGGCGTTAATGGAGCAGATGCGAGCGACATGACAACAACTTTCGCTCAGGACAGTGCAAATTTATAACTAGTCTCACCGTAGCAGCCGCACCGGCTGAGACTGATTTCTGGGGCACTTTAGCATCTGAAATGCAGACAGGTGTCACAGTAAGCGGCAATGCAATCACAGGTACTCTTCGCAAACAGACAAGCGGACAGATCGTAACTGACTGGGGACAGGGTTATTTCATAGGTCTCCATTTCACACCGGATTCTGACGCAACAGTGACTAAGGTCGGACTTGTACCGAGTGCAGGAACAGGACTCTTACCACTTGACCCAAGTGATAACCTTGCGATGTTCAAACTGACAGACATCAACGCTCAGAGACTCCGTGTTGTATCTACAAGAACAGGTGAGGAGAAGATATGGAACTTCGATCTGAGCGGTCTCACGCTGTCAGAGGAATAGGAGGCACGCATGATAGTAATCGCACCTAATCCGAACCCTCCGAAGGAAGCTCCGAAGGAAGCACCAAAGGAAGCTCCGAAGAAGAAGGGAACAAAGAAATAAGCTACCCCTTTCATATATGGGTGGGAGTAATTCCCACCCAGCCCCTGAAAGGGAGAAGGAGGCATCAAATGGCGGCAATCACAGACGCACAAAAGCTAATAATGCTTAAGACTGACTTAGGCATATCAGTAAATTCGTACGATACAAGGCTCGGTCAGTACATCAAGGCGGCTGAAGCATCCATCACACGAGAGGGCGTAACCCTTAATGACGAGGCGATTGATGATGTTCAGCTTACAGTAATGTATGCAGCTTGGATGTGGCAGAGGCGTGACGGCGGCGAAGGAATGCCACGGATGCTGAGATACAAGCTGAATAACAGGATATTCAGCGAGAAAATGAAGGAGGCATAAGATGGACGCAACTATCACTCTTATCGGCGAATCATTTACAAAGAACGACATCGGCATCGCTGTTGCAACTGAGACAAAGACAGAAGTCTTCTGTTCGGTTCGTTCCGTGTCACGTAATGATTTCTACAGAGCCGGAGAAATAGGTCTTGCGCTGTCTTATGTATTCATTACCAATCCGGTCAACTATAGTGGCGAGCAATTACTTGAGTATAATGGCGAGCGTTACGGAATAGTCCGAACGTATCAGCCATCGCTCGACCGTTTAGAGTTATATGCCGGATATAAGGTAGGTGTTGACAATGGACTTAACAGCGCAAGTCAATAAGATACTCACGGAGTATTGCAAAGATGTTGATTCCGAAATGCTTAAGACGGAGGAGGAAGTTGCGAAAGAAGCTATTAAAAAGCTCAAGCAATCATCGCCCAGAAGCAGGAAGAACAGGAAACATTACGCTGATTCGTGGGCAGTCAACACGAAAGCAAAGAAACAATATGCAGAGACCATCATCCATAACAAACAATACCAGCTCACACACCTTCTTGAGAATGGTCATGACGTAGTGAAGAATGGAAAAGTAATTGGTCATGTTAACCCCCAACCACATATCAAGCCGGTCGAAGAGTGGGTAAACGATGAAATGGTCAAGAGATTGGAGGAGAAGCTGTGACGAAGAAGCAACTTGTTGCTTTACTCGATGAAATCGCTCCGACATATTACTATCAAGCGCCTATTGGCACGAAATGCCCATTTATCACATATCAGACAAGCAACGATAATAACTTCGGAGCTGATAACAGGGTATATCAAAGAGTTATGTCGGTAACCATTATGGCTTATGCGTTAACTACGCAAATGAGCATATTCAGCGAGATTGAGGAAGCACTCGATGATATATATTGGCAGTCTTCCGATTCAATCAACGAGTCGGAACGGCTCATTATAAGGACATATAATATTGAGGTCATTGAGACCTCGGAGGAGGAAGAAAATGGCGAACAAGATTAAATTCGGTCTTAAGAATACACATTATGCAGTAGTAACTGAGACTACTAATCCAAGCACCGGAGTAGTAACATCAAGCTATGGCACAGTTAAAGCATGGCCTGGTTCGGTTAACCTTACACTTGATGCCGCCGGCGAGGACACACCGTTCTACGCTGATGATAGCGTTTACGCTATGCTTACAAGCAATTCCGGCTATACAGGAACATTCGAATCAGCTCTCATTCCGGAAGACGTTAATCTTAACGTACTCGGACAGACTAAGACTTCAGACGGACTTGTTACAGAGACAAACAAGGACGTAAAGAAGTATATCGCAATCATGACAGAGTTCCAGGGCGATGAAAGCGGCAGAAGATATGTCTTTTACCGTTGCATGCTGACTAGACCATCAGTAACTTCACAGACTACTGAGGCGGCAGCTACCCCACAGACAGATACTGTAAACATCACAATTTCACCAAGACCAGACGATGGCAAGGTTAAGGCTTATGCAGATTATGGCGCTTCAGCTTATAGCGGATTCTATAATGCCGTTCCTGTAGCATCTACACCCTAGCATCATCCTCGGCAGTGCTGAGGAATCAATCGCAGTCAATGGAACAGTTCAGCTCACGGCTTCTGTTGTACCGAGTGGCTTAACAATTACTTGGACATCTAGCGATATAGACGTTGCGACAGTTTCAACCAGCGGTCTTGTAACAGGCAAGGCGGCAGGAACAGCAACGATCACGGCAACAGTTGAGGATTCGGATCACGAGACCGATTCAGCAACTTGCATAGTTACTGTGACAGCTGAATAGTTATGGGGGTGGCTTCGGCTGCCCCTTGTTTTCAAAAAAGGAGAACGCATGAGAAGAGAAGTTGAGACGAAACTCGGAAACAAACTGACATTAGAAAGCAATGCGGCTATACCGCATATATATAAAACGATTTTTAAAAAGAACCTATTTGCCGAATTTACCGAGATGAACGACAAGACAAGCGATGAAAAGACCGAAATGATCGAATCAATGGTGTTTATTTCAGCTATGCTTGCAGAAAAGCCTCTTAGAGAAGTCTTAAACATGACCGAGGTTGATATGCTTGATTTCCTTGGTAAGTTTGAAATGTTTGAATTACTCGATGAACATATCGCAAATACTGTTACAGAGATGTGGTCGGCAAATATGGAGACACATTCAACGCCAAAAAACCTGCAAAGCCCACAGTAAGAAAAATGACCTCGGGGCTATTCCTGCTGAGGGCGGCAGAGCTTGGCATCAAAATTGAAGACCTTGTTTATTACACAATCGGAGACATCTTCGACATGGTAATCGAAAGAGGCAATGATCACGAAGAATATCCGCAGGAGGCAACATCTGCGGACATTAAGAGACTATTCGGAGGTGCATGATGGCATCTGGAACAATTAAGGGCATCACTATAGAGATTCTCGGCAAGACAGACGGACTTGTTAAGAGTCTCGGTGCTGTCAACAAGAGTCTCTCGGAGACACAGAAAAATTTAAAAACAGTCAATCAGGCTTTGAAGTTAGATCCCAAGAATGTCGATACTTTAAAGCAGAAGCAGGCACTCCTCAGCGATGCTATCAAACAGACAGAGGAAAAGTTAAAGCTCGAGAAGCAGGCGGCGCAAGAAGCTGCGAAGGCTCTTGAGGAAGGAACAATCACGAAGTCTCAGTATGACACTATGAATGCTGAGATTGCAAAGACCACCGCAGAGCTTAAAGACCTCAAGACACAGGCGAAGGACACGGACACAGCCATCAAGGACTTAGGCGGCTCGAATAAAATGGCGAGCTTTCAGAGCGCTCTTGATAAGTCAGCCGAGAAGCTTAAGGCGGTCGGGGACAAGATAACCGATATAGGCGAGAAGCTTACCAAAACCGCATCGGCGGCGGTCGGTGCTTTCGGTGCTTTATCCGTAAAGACCTTTTACGATGTGGATGATGCGCTTGATAGCGTAGCTTTAAAGACCGGAGCAACCGGCGAAGCTTTGGAAGAAATGCGAGACATCGCATCCGGCATAGCAACGTCAATCCCGACAGAGTTCGAGACGGCGGCGGCGGCAGTCGGAGAAGTGAGCACAAGATTCGGCTCGACCGGCGATACGCTTGAATACTTATCAACTCAGTTTGTCAAGTTTGCTGATTTGAATAAAACAGACGTATCGACATCAGTTGACAAGGTAGACAAAGCGCTCAAAGCATTCGGGAAGGACTCGAGCTCAGCCGGATCACTCCTTAATGTGCTTAACAGAACCGCACAGAATACCGGCATTTCTGTTGATAAGCTCGAAGATGGTCTTGTTTCCAACGCTGCAGCATTTAATGAGATGGGACTTTCAGTATATCAATCCGTGCAATTTATGGGGAAGCTTGAAACATCCGGCGCTGATGCGAATACAGTACTTGCAGGAATGCGCAAGGCTATGAAGAATGCCGCTAAAGAGGGCAAAGGATTAGACGATGCTCTCTCAGATCTTCAGAATGCAGTATTAAACGGCACAAGCGATATGGATGGGCTCACTTACGCTTACGATATGTTTGGCACTTCAGGAGCAACGGTTTACGAAGCGTTAAAAAATGGCTCATTAGACTTTAAGAATGTATCGGATTCAGCGTTAATCCTTGCAGATTCAACGGATTCGGTAACGGACACCTACAAGAATCTTGAGGATGGTAGTGGTGAGGTCAAGGTTGCTTCAAACAATATGAAAGACGCTCTCAAAGAGGTTGGAAAGACCATTAGTGAGAGCCTCAGTCCTATAATCAAGAAATGCTCTGACAAGCTGAAAGAGTTCGCTAAATGGTGGAAGAATCTTAGTCCGGAAATGAAGGACATAATCCTCAAGGTCGGTCTCGTGATCGGCGTACTCGGGCCTTTACTCATCATCATCGGCAAGGTTGCGACCGGAATATCGGCTGTCATTAAGGTGGTCAGTATCGTAACCGGGGCGATAAGTGGAGCAATCGGAGCGGCAGGCGGATTCGGGGCGGCTTTAACAGCTTGTCTCGGGCCTATAGCGGCGGTCGTTGCGGCTATCACGGCAATCATAATGGTTATAAAGAATTGGGATGCCATCGTTGAAGCGGCGCAGATGCTATGGGAAGAGTTCTGTGAAATGATGCAGAGCCTTATTGAGACAATCACGCAGGCTTGGGAAGAGTTCAATCAGTTCCTTACAGGCTTGATCGAATCATTTGTTGAGTTTTGGTCAGAGGCTTGGGACGATATCAAGCAGTTTTTTACGGATATATGGGAAGGCATTTGCCAGATTGCCTCAGATGCTTGGAATACTATCACAGGCGTATTTGAGAGCATTGGTACTTGGTTCTCTGAAAAATTCC